ATTACGCACATAATCAATTGTCATCCCTTGAAAATAAGGAGAACTTTTTGGATCAATATAAATTGAACAACCATTGCATAGTATAGATATATCTTCAAGGCACGGGGTATCAACATATTCTAAGACATAGGCTAAACCAGAACAACCAGTTGTCTTTACTCCTATTCTGATTCCTAATCCTTTACCGCGTCTTGATAAAGTTTGTTTTACTTTGTTGGATGCTTTTTCTGTAATACTTATCATTGTGTTGGCATTGCCTGCTGTGCCATTTGTTTAACAATTTCTTGATTTTTATCTGTATCAGGTACATCAGGCGCTGTTTTCCCCTTAAAAATAACCTTATCACCTTGTATATTGTCTATAACATTATTCAATGGTGGACTTTTTATCATATCATATAAAGTATCTTTATCTACAGGAACACCTTTGTTTTGTAAATAACTTAATAATTGATCAAGCGGCCATTCTGTTATATTATTCTTCTCTACTCCGGCTTTAAGTTGGTCTGCTATTATAGTTAATTTAGTAATTACATCCCCGGCGGCATCTAATTCAAACAAAAACATGTTTACCTTTTGGCTCTGCCTGCCCCGCCCACCGGAGGAGCTTCTGGTAATTCTGGTACAGGAGGTGCAATTTCTTCAGCACCCATATCCATGGTACCCATCGCATCAGCATCCATTTCTTCAGCACCCATTTCGGCGCCTGCATCAAATGCTGCATCTACTGCTTGTCCAGTAATTCCGTTCAATCCCGCTTTCATGCCGGCTAATGCTTCCTTCAAGGTAGCAGTTAAGGTATCTAGTTGTTGTGTAACTTGGTCGTTATATGTCGTGCTTTCGCTAACACCAATTTCACTTTCAATACTTGATACTAATGCTGGTAATTCTTTTACTTGCATTTGACCAACATCTTCAAGCATTTTCTGTATTTGGTCTACTAAATCTTGAGCAGCAAGAACAACTTGTGACTTTTCAACTTCTTCATTTTCAAAAAAGATACGAGATTTAGGCATATTTTTTAAATCATAAAAATGATGTGCTAAAGATTGTTCCATAAATACCATTTTCATGTATGATGGACTAGTTGATTTTTTGTAAAAATCAGCAGATTGTTTTGTCTCTCTCAACACATTTCGTACTTTGCCAAGCATGGTTTTTGTAGCAGACATATTTAGTTTTGCTACATTGAACGGAAGTTCATAATGCTCTGTTAATGCTTTAGCAGCAATAGTACTTTTATTGTTTTCAAATTCATTTAATTTCATAGTATGGTTCCAAACTAGTATATAGTATTTATCTTTTTTGTATTATTATCCGTATTTCCCGAAAATCTGTTCATTTGCCACGCCGTGGACTCAATTTCATATAAGTTCAATTCCTTTAATATTCTTTTTTTTATAATCTTATCTTCGGATAACTTGTTTAAAAATATTAATTTATCTTCTGCCTTTTTGGATTTTTTTATCAAATTGCTATGTTGCTGGATAATCGTGTCCATTCCGCTTAATTTTTTATCTAATTCTTCAATTTTATTAAGTTCACATATCTTGTTTCTTTTATCAAAAATACACCAGGTAACTGCATTTTTCAATGAAAAAAATATCTTAGAATCTGCCCATGTATTAGTTGTAATACGATAACTATCTTCTTTTGTTTTGGTTATACTATATTTATTAAATAATTGATATACTCCAATTTCATCTTTAAAAATTATCAACTCTTGTAAAGTTGAAATAAACTTGTTATCAAGCAAGTGATTGATATTATTCGACATTAGCAGTAACCTCAAAGTGTATATTTTTTAATTCCGGAGTAGTATCTAAAAATTTTGGAAGATTTTCTAAAATAGTATCGGTTTTAATCATTGGTATGGTATCACAATCACTGTATAATGCCCCTAATTCAGTTATTCCATCATCAAAAACGCTAGGGTGCTGTATTGTAAAATTAAAAGTCCAACAAGGATATGTTTCTTTTTCTCGTTGCTGAAATAAAAATCCAAAATTGTCAAATATGTCAAAGTTGATTTCAATTTTACTAGGCATTGTTAATAGTTCAGGTTGCGATCTTAATGATATTGCTTGTAATACTGTATCAAAATTACATTGAGTATTTCGTTTATATACCCAAATATCAATGTCTTCATCAACCGCCGGCTTACTTCTATTAACCGTTCCAGTTGGGGTAATATCAAATAAACAATAACAAGTAAGAGTGTAACTCACTTACTATTTATAGAGGTAAAAAAACTCGGAATAAATTCCGAGTTCTTTATTAAAACTAATTAGATTAGTTTGTGAATGTTGCTACGGCTGTTGTAGCACCACCTGCTAAACCACCGCCAACTGCTGTCATTGCAGCAGTAATCGTAGTTGTTGTCCATGCGCCAACTGGATAAAGAGCAACTGCTATTGTATCAGAGCTAGCATCGGTATATTCATACATCATTACTGTTGCTAATTGCTCAATAGTTAGAAAAAAGTTACTAACTTCAGTATCGGTTAAAGCGCCGGCAGCAGTAAACGTGAAAAACTCTAGTACTGGACCAGCAGGTTGAACAGTAACAGCAGATGTAGATGTATTAACACCTGTGTTAGTGTATGAAGTTGCATCATAGTTAATTTGCGGTTTAAAATCGCCATTTGTGCGGGTAAATTGTGACATTTTGAAATTCCTTTAAGTTATTTGAATCATATAGATTCATATACTTATTTATCACCGGACTAAAAAAAAGGGCAATCTAGACTATCGTGCAGCAAAATTCTGCCTAGAAAAACCCATTCTATTCACATATTTAAAGCCATTGGCAACAAATCCTTCTTGCCCTGCAGTGCCATCATCAAGTTGCCCCTGTACAGGACTTGACTTAGCAGAATCATCTAATTTTTTCCAAATATCCATTTTTAACTTGTATATAGAAACCCATATTTTAAACAATGCTATTAATCCAGCTTTATGAGTATTTAAATGCTGTTCTACTTTGCTTTTCATAGGTGCGGTCATTGGTCTAGAAGCAATAAAATCATTAGGCTGTTCTGGAATCACTGCGGCAGCATTGGGGTCTTTTTTTTGTAAAATAGCAGTTTGTTCTTTAGCAATTTTAGCCGCTTTAGCCCGAAAACTATAATCATAAAATCCATTAAGTAAATTATTTAAATTACCTTCACGAATTTTTTTGTTAAAATAAACCCCAACCAATCCTTCTTTAAAAGATGCTCCCGGCGCATTGGCTAATAAACTATCAAGCGCAGCACCATGATTTTTAATTTCAGATTGAGCGTTTGCTAATAAGGTAGAATCAATTTTTAAGTTAGGGGCCTGTGGCATGGCACTTGGCAAAATAGCAACATTTGATATATTTTTTAATTGACCCAATTTACCATCTAATGAAGATGCGTCATCAGTTGTAATTGCGCCAGGCGGAATATATTGATGCACTGCAATTCCGGCAGTTTTATTCTTTATTAATTTACCCACACTGCTATCAGCTTGTACTGTATATGTAATCCCATTGGGATTTGCTTTAAATACATATACCCCGTTTTGTTCTATTAATGGTTTACTAAATAACAAATCTCCCCAATAGTATCCAATTGCGTTTGCTGAGGATTCTTCAAGTCCTGCCCATATTTGATTAATTAATACTGCTAAATCACTTCTATTAACGCCTCGGGCAGCATCATATTGTGCAAATTGTTCTGGACTATACACTGCACGGCCTGTTCCGTCTTTCTTATTGAACATATGTTTGTCCATAATAGAAAATTGACCGTCTGTCCCTCTACCAAATATTAATGCCGGATATCCATCCCATTTAATGGTAATTGTTTTTGGATTTTTAATTGTTTGGATAGCTGATTGTATTGCTTCTGTTGCTCCGCTAGAACCAGCAAGATATACATAATCTTCAGGATGCGGAGCATGACCTTTATTTAAGGCCTCATTAATAGATAATCTATCTATAGTATTTCTAAGTAGTATGATAGAGTCAGTTAGTACCATTGTTTTTCCTTAAAGACTTTGAAAATCTGGTTTGATCTTTACTTTTTATTGCACTAAGCAACTTTCTTTCTAATAAAGCCGCTTGCTCAGTATTATAGTGTTTACTAATAAGATCAAGTAAATTAATGGCACTTGTAATAATATTATGCCCGCGACTTTCAATTATGTATTTAGTATCTCGGTTGTTACTAAGAGTTTCTAATTCTTCTAATAAACTTTTAGTTTGTTTTTGCATAATGTTGTATTTATGCTTTTTTCAAACTATTTAACAATACATGCAATTTTAAGCCCTGATCATTTACTGCGATTTTTCTAACCGGTTCTATTTCTGCCAATTGCGATATATCCGTAAAACTACTAGTAGGCTTTAATTTAGCCATAATAGATATTGCACTAGGTTGTGCTGTATATCTTGTGTCAGCTTCTGGATCTGGGTCAGTAATCCGCATAGTTTCTACATTATATTCTAAATCAACTTTTGCCCCTACTCCAGTTGAACTACGACTTTTCATACATTGAATTTGATATTTCCCACGTTCACGCATACTGCGACTTGTAAAAATACCAAACACATTATCTGCTGTATTAATCTTACTGATACCACCTGCAATATGACTATGGTCAAATTCTTGCTCATCAACTGCACTTCGGTTTAATTGTGATGCAGTAACCATTAATACTCTTAATTCTTTAGATAAATTTCTCAATTCTTCAGTAACATATTTGTCTTTAATAAATTGATCATTTGGATTAACC